GTTAGAACCTATTATGCTCATTGCTCTACTGTCAAAGTACAAAAGGGCGATAAGGTAGATTATGATACCGTACTTGGTACTGTAGGAGAAACTGGTAATGCTAAGGGTACCGTCCCTCATTGTCATTTTCAAGTTTGGAAAGACAATCAATTACAAGATCCTGCTAGATATTTTACTGTTCCTAAATATACTAATCTATCTGAAGATGAAAAGAAAAATGGTCTTTGGTCTGAAAAGGCTAGACAAGAGGCCGCCGCCTTCAATATGTCAGAGCACGTTCAAAAGGGCCGTAGTCGTGTTGCATTTACATCTGACGTCGACCAGCTCCTAAAGATTGCACACCAATTTTATAAGTTAACCTCAGGCTGATTAACGGTCCTTCCAGGTGCCGATGATACCTATGTTTTCTAAGGCGTTTCCGCTTGGCGGATCTAATAATGGTGTACCCATAGAGTGCCAATCCTCATATATTTGAGTAAAAGGATTCCAACCTTGCATTTTGTAATAGGTATTAAATCCTGTAGTTATGTTGGCGTTAGAATTAAAAAGGCCGCCTAAAACAGATGTTTGCCCACTTCCAATTGATGAAGTTAGATCTTGACTACCAAGTGAGCCGGTACTTTGTCCTGTATATCCGGCAGCGTATACTAAATTCAATATATTTTGTTCAGTTATTAAAGCCATATTATCCTTATGGGGTTAATCCACTAGGTCCATTCCATTGTAAATATATTCCATTTTGTAAATGAAGCCAACGAGCACATCCGGTTGCTGTGCCACCACTTGTGTATGTTCCATTACCTACAGAGTTATTTAATGTAAATTGGGTACTATTTAATACAGTAACTATCCAAGTACCATTAGCAGCGGTATTGCCTAAAACTCCAGATATGGTTACAGTTTGACCAGTTGTTAGAGCATTAGCTGCCGCAGTAATTTGGATAGGAGAAGCATTGGTGGCGGCAGAGATAGCGCGAGAGGTAACTTCATCTGATGTCAAACTAAAATCACCAAAATTAGTTCTACCATTTCTTAATGCTGGAGCTGTTCCCATAAATCCAGGGTTGTAACTAAAAGGAGAGATAATTGCTGTAGTTAAAGTAACATCAGCAGTTGTTGCCCTCCACACTTCTATTGGTAAAATTTCAGTAGTGCTAGTAAATGGAGAGTCACCAGCATTAGCAGATAACATAGGATTGGTTGCTGAGGTGCCATCTAGATTCGCCCAACTTGTTAGTGCACAAAATTCAGGAGTATTAGTGCCTATAGTAACGCCAACATTAGTGGCCGCGCCCATTCTTAATCTAATAGTGCCGAAATCTGTTGTAGGCGCTCCGCCATAACAGAATATTCTGCTTGGATTATCTGGTAAAGGAGCCGGCTCATTATCAGATATCCCGAAAACCAACATCCCATTATTGCCACCTGTTTCTCTCATAAAAGCAGCAACATATTGGCCGTACCCATCTCCCACCATTGACATGCGAGAAACAAGAGTAACATGTCCGCCGCCTGGCACTGTGTTAGCAAGTGATGTATTTGAGGCAGAATTAATATCCATGAATTCTACTACATGGGTACTGGTTGCGCCAGCCGGAAAATCTCCCGCCGAATTTCCGCCATAACCAACAGCAATAGATACGCAAGGTAAATTGGCGCCCATTGGCTCGGCACATATTCTTACTTGCCATGCAGAGCTATGAGGGCTTTGTAAAATGATTCTGCTATTAGCTGTGTCCGGACCGCCAGTATATCCAAAAAGAGATAGTGTGCCACCTGAACCAAATGCACCACCAGCAACAGAACCATTTAAAGAAAAGCGAGTACTATCGGTTGCCTGCGTAATAGTCCAAGTTCCGTTGGCATTTACATTACCAGTTCCACTGACAACAACCTTTTGTCCAGTTATCCATGTATGAGGGAAGTTATTGTCCCCCTGAATTACGATCGGAGTTGTGTTAGTCGATCCGCCGACCCCCCAGTTACCGCCATAAAATTTGGATAAATAACCAGCAGCAATTACTTCTGTTTCATATAGCCACCAATCAATAGAATTAGTAGCTTCAACAGGGGGAGTTTCGGTTGATCTATAATCAATAATGTATCTATTAAGATTAGCTACCTCACCACCAGTTGCCATAGTCCCGGTACCACCTGAACATCCTGTAAAAGTAGTTCCAGTTGTTCCCGTATAAGTAACTGTAGAAGTGTTAGTAGCTGTAGTAACAAAAATAGTCCCGCTGGCGGGGAATCCAGCCGTAGAGGCTACGTTGATAGTAGCTTGTGGTAGGGTGGCGCCATTTGAAGCCGCCGCAATTGTAGTTGTATTGCCCGTATTACGAGCAGAAATCTTAAAGAGTCCGGTATTTTTAGTTGGGAAAGAATTACTTTTCAAAACCAATATTTTACCAACATCGCCAACGACCACTTTTCTTTGAGTAATAGGGATAGAGACATCAAAAAATGATCCCGCTCCAAAATTAAGGCCAGCTCCATAACCATCGGTTACCATACCTGAAGCATACAGAAATCCGGTAGTCATTGTTGCGGTGCTAGCCGTATAAGTGCCATTACCAAAAGTACCATATAGTGTTGCTTGAGTTGAATTTAAAACAGTTACTTTCCAAGTTCCATTGACAGCGCTATTACCAGTTCCGCCCGTAATGTTAACTACGTAACCATCTGATAATCCATGAGCAGAAGCAGTAGTAATTGTAATTGGCGTAGTATTGGTGGCAGCGGTAACAACAAGAGATTTAATGTTATTGTTATCCATGTTCCAGGAAGTTTGACCAACAACAGTGTATCCTAAAACTTTTTGTAGAAAAAGAGTTAGTTGATACATAAATCCAACATAAAACCTACCAGTATTATTTGTGCTAAAAGAGCCTCCAAAAGGTTGACTAACGTAACCTGAAGTAGTTGGATTATAATCTCTTGAGATAAAAATTGTCATTAGGTGCCTAAAGGTAGAAGACTATATGGTAGAACTGAGCCATCCCATGGCCATAATACGCCGTTTCCTACGTGTATAAATTCCCCATTATCACCTATCAAATGGAAGGCGGGGAAGATGTTACTCGTAAACGCAATAGGTCTTAATTTTGCTCTTGCTAAAGAATATTGGCCTGCCGCAGAGATGGTGGAAATAATAGCTTCTGAGTAAAATACTTTACCTAATCTTGATGTTGCGGCGAGGAGATTAGTTAAGTTAGGGCCTACTGTGAATGCTGTGCCCGTAACACCATCACCTACTAAATTCTTTGTCATTAATTGGCAGGTTCTTGTAGTTCCATCAAAACCTACCATAGCAAAATTATTAGTATGAGAGTCAGTGGCTACAGATGCAAGAAGGTTATTACCAGCCACCATTATAGTTAGCGGGTTAGTATCTTGTGCTTGTGTATATATTCTTTTTGGTATAATATTATAAAAATACAGCCCAGCATTATTTGTATTAGGAGTTCTAATATGACCTATGAAGAAATCTTTATCTGCGATCAATGTTATGTTTCCGATAACATTAGATGTAGTTCCTGTAAAATTTGAGCTAGTAGGGGTTCGTTCTGTTAAAGTTGTTCCGGTAAAAGCTGAACCTGTCCATGTGCCAGCAGGAGATCCTACCATACCAAATTGTCCAAATGGAGTAGAAGAGCCTCTTAATAACATTTGAAATTGACTATTGGCTTGCCCAACATTAATGGTTGATGCTCCCGATAGAGTTCCAACCCAATAATTTCCGCTAGCGATACCTAATTGAGATGCTGCTATTACATCAATAATTCTATAATTAAGAGCAGAGCGAGATGTTAAGTTATTTTTAAGAGTAGTAATATCTCTAGTGCCGCCACTAAATGGAGCAATAATCATTTGAGTGGCGCCTAAAACATTGATAATTCTGTAAATAGAATTATCAGTACTATCTGTATCAGTATGAGACCAGATAGTAATATGTTTACCAATCATAGATGTACTGAAATTGCCTGACAAAGAGACAAAATTAATTCCCAAATCAGAAGTAACGCCATCATTTCCCGTAGCTAAAACTGATGCCCCTTCAAAAAAACCAGCAGGCGCGCTGGTTGGAGTGGTTGGCATACCACCTGGAGTAGTTAATGAAGAAGTTCCATTAACACAATATCCCCAAAATTCATAGCAAATTCTCATGAAAATAGGAATATCACGACCGTTAGTCGATGTAGTGTATTGTAATCCTCTTAGATATTTTCTAGCCATGAAAGTTCCTTATTCTATCCAACGTGATACTATAACTATATTAACTAAATTATTTCCACTTGGCGGTGTTTTGAAGACATCTCGCTCTACATTAGCTGGATGACGACCAGGTACTGGATCAAATAATTCTGGACGGCCAGTAATATTTTCCGAAATAACCCAAGCTTCCCATGAAGATGTTAAAGGGTTCCATCCCTTTAGTTTATAATAAATAGTTTGATCTTTAGGGTGATCAATAACAGAATTAATATCTATATCAAATAAAGATTCTTCAATTGGTTGTTCGTACTTTCCCCAATTGGTATTGTATCCAGTATATAATTCATTCTTAAATGAATCTACCATGTTATCAGAAGTGACGCCGCCCCAATTTGAGTTGTATCCAGCATATGGTTGATTAAAAAATGGTGAGTTTACGTTTTGATTATCGTAAGATCCCCAATCTAGCATATAGCCTTGGAACACTCCATCTGTAAACTGTATAGGAGTAGTGCCCGCATAGCCATCCCAATGATCACCAGTACTAGGTAAGCTAAATCCATCGGAAAATGATAATAGTATGTTTGAAGTTTGTGCTATTGCCATGATTTCCTATTATGGAACAACCGCTGGACCATTCCACGGTATGTAGATTCCTCTTCTTAAATGCTGCCATTGTCCACCGCGTAATACCGTTCCTCCAGAAGTAAAAGCACCATTACCAGTTGTACCATTTAATGTAAAATTAGTGCTATTTATAACGGTTATAATAAACGTTCCATTCGCATTAGTGTTTCCGCCAACGCTATGAATTGCTACTGATTGACCAGTTATTAATGTGTTTGCAGCCGTAGTTGTTATCTGAATTGGTGAAATACCGTTTCCTGATGTAGTTTGAACCGACCAAGTTGAATTATCTGTTGTTAAAGTATATTCTGCAAAATTTCCTCTTCCTACTTTAATAATTGGAAGCTGCCCCAAAACTTTTGGATAGAAAGCAAGTGCTTGTACTGGAGTACCGCCGTTCCACGAGTAAACAGTTCCAGCAGTTAGGTCTACTGGTAATAACTCTGTGGATGAGGTAAATGGACAATCACCGCCGTTGGCATCGTACATTGGTCCCGCTCCTTGATTATTACTGGTTACATATGCCAACATGGATGGATGACAAGAAATAGGAGATTCATGAAATGTTATTCCTTGTATTGGTGAAATGCCGTTAGTGTAGCCTACTTGCAGAGAAACATCATTTCCAGTGCCGTTACCAACATCTCCACGAGTATTACCTAATACATATAGTCTTCTTATTGGTTTTATTGGTAGTGGCACCGGCTCATTATCTGGCAAACCAAATGTTACAAGAAAAGAGCGTGGACTTGTAAGATTTGAGGCTCTTCTCATAATCATAGTAACGGATTGTCCAGTATCATCGCCAATAAGCGTATATCTCATTACTTGACCAGAATTACCTGCATCGTCACCAAATCCATTACCACCAGAATAGTCTTGATTTGCTACATTACCAGTGAGATTAAAGAAATTTAAATTATGTAAAGAATCTCCTCCAATTGGGAAGTCGCCAACACCATTTCCACCAAAACCGGGGGCCGCACTTATTGGAGCGCCAGCACCGTTAAAAATGTTACGAGCACTATCAGCAGTTGATTCGTTACAAACTCTAACCTGCCATGCCAAAGCATGTGGACTTTGAAGAATGATTCGCGGAGTAACTGAGGATCCTACGCTATTATAGCCGCTAGTTCCGTTGCCAGCCCCATTTTGTGGAGCGCTTGAATCTCTCTCGTATAACCACCACATAACGGTATCGTTAGCTTCTACAATAGCTGCATCACCGTTTCCACGATAATCAATAACATACTTATTTTGATTGGTGATAGATTGACCAGTTACTAAAGTTCCAGTACCACCAGTTGCGCTAGTAAATGCTTGTTGCGTAACAGCTCCGCCTGTAGTCATGGCTCCAGTTCCACCAGTACATCCTGTGAAACTTGTTCCAGTAGTTCCTGAATAAGTAACTGTTTGTAAACCAGCTCCAGTAGTTACCGTGATAACACCGCTAGCAAGAAATCCCGTTGTTGAAGCGACGTTAATGGTTGCTTGGGGCAAGGATTGGCCGTTAGAGCCAGACGCAATAGTAGTATTAGCATTAGTAACGGTGCCATATGTAATTGTTTGAAAACCATTACCAATAAGAACTGTTCCTCCCGTAAATGTTGTGCCCGTGCCGCCCGTACAACCAGTAAAGCTAGTTCCAGTTATTCCAGTATAAGTTATTGTTGAAGTTCCAGCAGATGTACTTAATAAAAAGGTTCCAGTAGTTGGAAATCCTGTTGTAGAAATTACGTTAATAGTTATGGATGCTGGTAATGATACAAGATTTCCAGTAGTCATTGTACCAGTACCACCCGTACAACCTGTAAATTGGGTTGCATTAGTTCCAGTATAAGTGACTGTTTGTGTTCCAGCACTAGTCACAACTGAAATAGTTCCGCTTGTTGGAAAACCAACAGTAGAGGCTACGTTAACATTTCCATTTGGAAGTGCAACACCATTAGAGGCAGACGCGGTCGTAGTAGTAGTACCAAAAGTAACAGCATTTGATGTAGATGCAACAGTGGTGCTTGCCCCCACAAAAAAACTTCCGCTTGTTGGAAATCCTGATACAGAGTTAACGTAAATTGTTCCTTGTGGAAGCGATACGTTATTTGATCCACCTGTAATAGTTGTTGTATTTCCTTGTTGAATTGAAGTGATACCAAAAATGCCAGAATTCCTTGTAGGATATCTAGTACTTTTAATAACTAATGTTCTACCAATATCAAATGAAGTTACAGTTTTAATATTAAGTGGTATTTGTACCTCAATATTAGCGCCATTATTAGCTATACCCACTCTATTGCCACCTGGGAAAGTTGGAGCGGAAGCTGTAGGAGTGGTATCTCCAGAGGCGATTAGTAATGAACCGAAATTATTGATTGGATAGTTGGTGTCACCGACGTAAGTGTACCCCAAAATTCTACGTAAAAATAGAACTAATAAATATGACGATATGTATGTTCTAGCTGTGCTAGAAGTGCCTGTTGAAGTAGCGTTATAATCTCTGCAAGTATAGTGTGCCATGATAAAACCTTATTAGTACGGGAACCAAGTATATGGTAAGACCACTTTATCCCATGGAAGAGCAACTCCCTGATTTAAAAGAATAAAATCACCATCACTGCCGCCATTAAATCTTGTAAAAACCTTCATAAAACTATTTGCGAATCTTATTTTTTTAACTCTAGCTCTAGCTAATGAATACTGATTTACAACTCCAACTAGCGAAAGAAATCCGGTTGAGTTAGCTAGTTGACCAGTAACTAGATTAGCCCCGGCCCTAATATCTACTAATGAATTTCCAGGTACTTTAGGTAATTGTGTTGCTGAAACTTGAAGTCTATCTGTATCTCCATCACCTATTAAGGCTTTTACAGACATACGATGGTTACGGAAAACTCCATCATTGCATCGCATGACAAATCCACCACCGTATCCATATGTCGTGCCCGTTGAATTGAAAAAATTTGGGGAGGATGGGTTACCATATCCATTTATTTGAACTGCGAACGGATTAGGATCTTGTGTTTGAGAATATAATCTTTCTGGTATCTCCCAATGAAAGTGAAATCCATTTGAAGATGCATGATTTGAATCTTTACCATATACTATTAAAAATTCTTTATCACCAATTAATGTTATAGTACATTGACCGGCAGAAGTGGTATTTTGCATAGAATTACTGCTATTGGCGGATGCGAGGTTTGGGAGAATAGTACTACTTCCATCTACTCCAAATGCAGTTCCGTTCCAAGTTCCATTAGGAGACATTCTAAAATCTAATCTTTGATTAGTGGAGGCAACAAATAATTGGAGTTGTGGATTAGCTTGACCTGGATTCACAATACTTCCATCTAATTGAAACACTATAAAATTACCATCAGCAATACCTGTAAAAGCTCCAGCAACGGCAACGTCAATTACTCTATAATTAATTGCTGATCTAGTTGTAAATGAGGGCCTATAACCATCATTACCTGAACTTGGAGTTCCACCATTGTTAACATTTACAACTATATTTGTTGGAGATTTAAATGCAATTATGTTGTAAATAGAGTCTTCTGAACTATTAGATCCTGCTTTCCAGGTTACCAATTGTTTACCAACCATACTAGCAGTAAAAGGTCCGCTAGCAGCAGTAAAATCTTGATAACCATCCATTCTATAAATGGTCGTTGCAGTAGTAGCTCCGTCAGTTCCAACGGTCATTAAACTTGAACTTGTAACGTTGTCACCAGTGGTCATAGTACCAGTACCACCAGTACAACCAGTAAAGGTTGTGGCACCTACACCAGTGTATGTTATAGTTTGTGTTCCGGTTGTAGTTTTTACGAAAATAGTTCCAGAAGCTGGAAATTCTGTGGTGGAAGCTACGTTAATAGTTCCCTGGGGTAAAACGGCTCCGTTAGAAGCGACAGCAATAGTAGTGGCAACTCCAAGAAAGTTTGCTGGCAAAGCTCCACCAGTAGGGGTAGTGGCAGCGAATGCATTTGTACCAGGAGATCCAACCGAAGCGCCCCCAAAAATACAATACCCCCAGAATTCATACATTATTTTAAGAAAGTATGTCATTCTGGCAGTTGTACTTCCAGTAGAAAAATTTAGTACTCTAACGAACTTGGTTGCCATTATTTACTCTCTTATGGGATTAAGTTTGGACCATTCCATGGAATGTATAGTCCCCTTCTTAGATGTTGATATGATCTTGCAAAATCTGTTGTAGGGGAGAAATCTCCAAAGTTTGAGCGCCCTTCTCTAAGGTGAGGGATAGTGCCAATTGTTCTTGGAGCAAATGGATAAACTGAAGCGTTTTGTCCACTAGAAACAACCCCCCATCTATCTAGTGTTGCTTGCATAATGTCTATTGGTAACACTTCTGTTGAGCTAGTAAATGGGTTATCTGTAGAAAGACTATCGAAAATAGGACTAGCTCCTTGAGAAACGCCAGTTACGTAAGTCCACATTGCGGCGGAAGTAACACAAGGAGTTCCGAATGGTGTAGATCCCATTCCCTGTGATGATCCTCTAGAAAGGAAAAAGGAGCCCGCAGGAGATCCTAGCATTGCGAATAACGCACCATCATTAATGCATCTAGATCCAAAACCATCGCTACCTGTAAATCCAGTACCAAGAACAAATAATCTAGCATGATTATTAACTGGTAATGGAGATGGTTCATTTTCAGCAAGTCCTACACAAAGAATATTAGAATCTGGTAAGGTTCCATTACCAGGACGACGGCAATACATTACTACGCCTTGTCCAGTATCATCTCCAATTAATGTTAATCTGAATTGAATTCCAGAATAACCACCATCTCCAAATCCCGGAGCGCCCCCTAGAAAATTAGTACTACTGCTATTGTACCACATTGGAGCATGAAAGTGCTTTCCAAATGCAGCAAAATCTCCAGCACTATTTCCACTAAATCCTGGTGATACAGTCATTGCTGGGCAGTTTCTAGCCGCCAAATCAGTTGCCACATCTCCCGTGCTTTCGTTACAAATTCTTACTTGATAACCAGTTACATGCGGACTCTGTAGAATTATTCTTGGAGTAGTAGAATTACCATCTCCCCTATACTCTGTTGATGTTTTAATAGAATTAGGTGCGCCTTGAGATGGGCAATTTAAGTCTTTTTCATATAGCCACCATTGAATGGTATCCGTAGCTTCAACTGGAGGTTTATCTCCTAAAGTTCTATAATCAATAACATAAGAGTTTGTAGATATCTCAATTCCTACAATCAAGAAAATTCCAGAGTTGAAAGTAGGATTAGCTGTACTTTTAAGAACAAGCAACCTTCCAATATCATTTCCTGTGACAGATCTAACGCTAACAGGAATGGAAACATAAAATTCTTTTTGAGTTCCAATATTGATTCCAGCTTTATTGCCCATAGGAAAACTAGCAGCACCAGTTGGGTTAATATCACCAGTAGCAATTAATAATGTTCCAATAGCGTTAATTGGATAGTTAGTATCTCCGATATAAGAGTATGATAATATCCTTCTCATAAATATAGATAAAAGGTATGTATAAACATATTGTCTAGTTGTAGATATGTTTTGAGTTAGATAATCTCTGCAAAGGTGTGTAGCCATTATTTTCCCTTAAGCTCCAAACAATATAAGTTGATGTGGGATGATTGCATTGTCCCAGGGCCAACAAATACCGTTTTGCATCTGTATAAACTCGCCATTTAAACCAATTCTGTGATGCTTTGGTACGTGTGTTCCTGTAAATTTAACTGTTCTTAATCTAATTCTCGCAAGTTGATATTGATTAGTAATACCAGGAAGACATAGTAGTCCATCAGAAATTGGAATAGTTCCCGCAATCGTATTATAACCAACTCTATAATCGCTTAATGATTGACCGAATACATCAGGGGTGCCATCACCTCTTAAGGCCTTGACTAGAGTTCTGTATGGTCTATTAGTAACGGCATCACCGCTATGAGTGCGCATAGTAAATCCGCCACCATAACTTCCACTTGTACTACTAGTATTTAAACCGTTAGTAGTCGTAAATAGAATTGCCATTGGATGTAAATCTTGTCCCTGGGGATAAAGTCTGGTTGGTATTTCAAAATGAAAACTTATTTGAAGGTTATTTTGAAATAAATCTTGCTCTCTAACATGACAAAGCATAAACGTTTTATCTGCAATCATAGTGATGGCAGTCTGTCCACCAGAATAGGCTGCGTTGGTATTAGGATTAGCCGCAAAAAAAGTGGCATATCCATCATTTTGAAATCCATTATAAACTGTACCGCCGCTAGTATAAGTACCATTACCAGTAGTTGTTCCAGGTACGGTACCATAATACAATCCTCCGCTGCTAACGCCAGCAAGTCCTGATAAAGAAAAAGTATTTGCTCCAGTAGAAGTTACTAAGAACATACCATTAGCATTGGTATTGCCACCAACACCAGCAATGTTAACTGTTTGTCCAGTTATAAATCCATGTGGAGTAGAAGTAGTAACTACAATTGGTGATACGCCTGCGCCGGTTACTGAAGATACGGTTAATGTTGATCCATTCCAAGAGCCAGAGCCAGACATACCGGCAGCCCACAAAGCGCTTGATGTATTTCCAAAATTAGTTGTATTTGCACTAGTATCCCATTGTTGAGTTAAAGAAAATTGGGAGTTTGCTTGGCCCGGATTAATACTAGATGCATCCGTTTGAAATACCATAAAAGTACCATTAACAAATCCGGCGACCGCCCCAACAACCATATCTACAATCCTATAATTTACTCCGGTTCTTGCAGTCATCGATGGATGCTTAGTAGATGCATTAGGTGTACCACCTGTGTTAATATTAATCATTAATTGAGTAGCAGAAATTACTCTAGTAATTAGATAAATAGAGTCTTCAGAACTATTGGAGTTAGCCTTCCAAATTACTATAGCTTTACCTACCATAGCGGTATTAAATGTAGCAGAAGCGGATGTGAATATGCAATCTCCGCTGAATAAATCTCCAGAAACGGCATCGTGAGAGCCATCTGTCCCAGAAGCTAGTAAGCTAGTGCCACCCGTAAAGTTGGTTGGAAAATTAACTCCATTTGTTGGAAATCCGCCAGGAATAGTTGTGGAGGCCGTTCCATTGACACAAAATCCCCAGAATTCATAGGCCCATTTCATTCTCCATGTAACACCACCAGTTCCACCAGCGAAAGTATTGTTGGCATTTGGGTAAACCATTCCTCTAATAAATTTCATTCCCATCTAAAACTCCTCTAAGTAAACAAAATACCTAAATATTAGGTGGTCATGCGGCCCACCACTCAATTATCTCGATATCGCTATAAGGCCCTCCACATGGAAATACTGGCGCATTATCTAGTCTAATTGTAGTATCTACCCAAGTTACTGGTGTCGGAGTAGAACAAGATAAATCATAAACTCTTAGCTTATAATAAACGATTTGATCTGTTAATTGATTTGGTAGTGCTCCATAATTATAAATTTGCTGAAAATATGATAAAGGCCTAGCAATATTAGCTATTCTAAGATCAGAGATCATAAAATTAGCTTCTTCCTTTGTTGGAGAGGAAGTTACTAAATATGGTGGAGTAGCTCCAATTGCTAAATATCCTGAGGCGGAGCTTGTAGGAGTAAAAATTAATCTTGTGTTAGCTGCTGGGATTGTAGTAGCATTACTAAAAACGGTACTTTTACCACCTGCTGCACTTTGTATACCAATAGACACTGTATTAACAGAGGTAGAGGTTGTATATAAAGTTTCATAAACATCTAAACCTTCAAAAAATTTGATTTCGGCATTTAGAGTACCTCCCGCCAAAGAGTTCATTCTCCATTCAATAATAAATGTTCTATTTGGGGCACTTCCTACTGTAGTGGTAAAAATACCTAATCCACCACCACTCGTAGTAGTATCTCTCTCACAAACGTTAATAAGGGGACCTAGTCCAGCATTCGGTAAGCTAAAACCAAATGCATTTGTATTTTGTCCAAATTCTACAAATCCATTAGAAGAAGCAAAAACAGACGAATAAGAAGCTCCATATAAATTAACAGTAAATGGTAAGCTTACTGATGTCATTACTTCATCTCCATGATTTCCAATATCATCAACTCCTGGAATATAAGTCCCTGTAGAAGAAGTAATAGCATAACTGACATCATTATATACTATTGATTGAGTTGTTGCCGCTAATGTATTTAATTGAGTAGCGCCGCTATATCTTATTAACTGACAGCCGTTTAAATAAGCTCTAATATTGGTTCCATCATGAGTCATTCCTATATGATTCCATTGTGCCAATGGCATTGGAAAATCTGTAATGGTCATATTAGTCTGAGTAGTTGCTGAGTTACTAAAGCCAAAATATAAATCTTGTCCGCTGTTTGTGGAAGCATTTGATATTTCAAATGAGAAGAAGGGGGACGCAGAGGTATTGGTAATAGTATGATCTCTAAATAGTTTTCTTACATATTGTTGAAAGCTACCATTGTTAATATACCCTCTTTGATTAAGCCAGAAAGATAATGTAAATGGTGGTTGTGGATTAATAGTATTGGCGCCAAAGATATAATTTCTAGTAGCTGATGCGCCAGTTGGATAGTTACCAGTTCCAGGAAACCACGGACAATTTCCACCATGAATTCCGGTTGCTGTTCTTATTATTGTTCCTGATACACTCAAATCAGTTAAACTATTATTAGGTGAAGTAACCCCTGTATTTCTATAAACGCCTGAGGTTTCATCTAATTTATAAACTAGTATGTCATTTGAGTCTGGATTTACTTTAGCCATGTTATCCTTTTATAAACCTATTATAGTCCAAGTGTCTAAAATATCTATTGGTCCAAGAGTTCCACATGGTGTTGCTGGGGCGTCATCATAATTAATAGTAGTTGATATCCAATAAACGGGGGTTATTGTGGAACAAGAAAGATCATATGCTCTTAGCTTGTAATAAATAGTGATTGGTTGTCCAGAATCAGATTGTAACATACCTTGCCTATAAACATTTTGAAAATATGATTGAGGTCTAGCTATGTTCGCAATTCTAAAATCACAAATAGAGTAAGCTCCCTCTTCTACGCTACCAGATCCAAGTGGACCTCCAAAAAACCAAGGCCCATTATTACCATAGTTGATTGCCCCTGTAGAAGCCACTTGACCAACTAAATTTCCATTAAGATATCCATAAACAAAAGAGCCATCATAAACTAGCCCTATATGACACCAAGTTTGAATTGGGATATTGTTACCGGCATCGAGCACTATAGAACCGCCAGTACTTGGAGCTATGAATAGATCAAAAGCAGTTGATTGGGAAGTGTATGTTCTATTTTGTAATCCTACTTGAGCAAAAACTCCAGACCATGTATTAGCTGTATGCTGTTTTGAAAAATAATGTTGAGTTAATCCATTTGCATAAATTCTTAAATAAAGCCAACAAGAAAATGTAACGGGAGATTGAGGAACAACGGCATTAGCTCCTAAAATATAATTTCTGGGAGAGCCTGCATTATTGCCTGAAAATAAAACAGAAGTATTATTGCCCGTAGCTGCAAATGGGCTTGGTTGTTGAAGCTTAGGTGCGCCAGTACCAGTCCCTGATAGGGTAGCTAAATCTGAGACAGCATGCGAGGGCGCAGAGGTAGAGGTAGAAGAGTTGATGAACGGTGCTGCCGCATCATCAAATTTCCAAACTACAATATCATTATTATCAGGATCTACTCTTGTTCCAACCATTATTCCGCCTTAAGGTAAAAATCCATTGTAATATATGTTTGCAAAATAAGATTGTGGCCTAGCTATATTAGCAACTCTTATGTCTTGCACTATAATTGAAGATTCTTGATTAACGCTAGTACCTGGAATGCCCCCAACATACCATTGCCCTGGACTGCCAGAAGTATTATAATCAATAGTCGCTGTGTAAGCGGCAGAAGTAGCTAAACTTCCATTAATGTACATATTCATTGTAGTTCCATCCCAAGTTCCACCGAGATGGCACCATCTACCTACGGGAATTCCATAATTAGCGGGGCAACGTAATTGCGTTTGTAATACTCCGCCACTCGTAATGTAAAGATCGAGCTGACCATCTTGAGTTGTATGCATTTGAAAACCAAATGTTAAAAATGGATAACTCCAAGCATTTATAAAATATTGTTTATTAAAATCTCACCAGCTACTGAGGGGTACTTTCTCATAAAGACCCATCCTGAAAGAGAAACATTTGGTGAGGCTGTAATATTATTAGCCCCTCCAGCCCCATTACGCACGCTAGAAATAAGAATAGATCCCGGTATATAAAGAGCATTTCTTTTATTATTTATATTGAGTAAGCCCGTTGCATTGTTAACCGGCGCCCCGAATTGAACAAAATCTCCGGCCGTTCCCGCAGTACCATCATTAATGTGAGTAGATGTACCTTGTGTTAAAGGAATAACTAATACATCATATCCGTCTGGAGATATTCTTGGCATTATATTTCCTTATACGTACGTTATTTGTAATCGCGCATTATTGCATATAGCTCGGTCGGCTGGCGAGCCACTTACTTTCCATAATTGAACTTCATATCTAGTTGAAACATCATTTCTAATATTTCCAGCAGAAGCACCAACTGTAAGTAATACAGATACTTCAGCAGCAATTGTATTAGTAAATTGAAATTTAGTTCCAGTTACTAATATATTATGTGTTGTGTCCCAAAGCTGGATGTATCCATCTGTTCCTGGGGCAGAGATCTCAATATCTGCCATAAATCTGACAAATCTTCCTCGACCATCAGGTAGTGTAGCTGGGAAATTGCTCATATTTAAAACTCTTCCACCAATTCCTGCTGGAGTTGTAAAACCACTTACATCAACCCCTGTTACAATATTAATATCAGTTGGTAAAGCTAAAGGAACGAGGGCGCTAACTAAAATTGGAGAGCTATAACTAAATTCTATTCTAGCATTTCTACAAATAACTTGGTCGTTTACCCCGCCACCCAATAAATAAATTTGAGCTTCATACATTGTAAGGTCACAGTAACCGTCTCTTATGTATCCATCAGTAGTGCCTGATGTAATTACTGCTGAAAGCTCTACAGAAGATAAACTGTTTGTACTTAATGTAGAATTAAAAATAATTGCATTATGAGTAATGTCTTTAAGTTGAACATATCCTACGGTTGCAGTATTAGTAACCTCTAAATCTGCAATAAATTTCATTGTTCTATTTCTGCCATCTGTATATTGAGATGGAAATAGATTTAAATCAATAACACGGGCGCCAACTCTAGATGGGCTTGTGCTATTGGTGTAGCCGTCGCCTGATAAAAATTGAACATCAACAGGTAAAAGAACAGAAGTTGGTAAAACATTAATAATAATGCTGCTATTAGTACTTGGAACCCAGGCAATACCATTCCAAGCAATAATTTGATTAACGCTGGGGGCTTGGTCAGAAAAGGGTCTTCCTCCAAAGCCCATAACTTTGGTTGTTGATAATCCTCCAATAACATCTCCGCTTACTCCGCTTATAGAAAGATTAGAAATAGCTAAATCCATAGCATCTAGTCTTGATCTAACTGTAGAGTAAGCTCCACTTGGTTTAATTCCAAGCTCAGCTTCAACGGCTACAATGGCATTTCTTAGTCTATTGACAGTATCGCCTTGAACTGTGGTCGAATTGTCAGTAACTAAAGGCAATGTAACAAGATTATCTATCTGGGCAGGGTATTTGGACATGAAAGCCTTAGTTGTCTAGCGATTAAAATTTCCTGAAGATATGCTAAAAGTTTAGTATACTTGTGAATATACGTACAAAAGATAAAACATGACAAATTACCCTAACAGCCAAGACAATATCATCACGCTTCCTGGCGTTTCAGGAGTCACCGACGAGGACATTGCTATCAATGCCTTAAGAGAGGCCGCATTTGCAATTGAAAAAGAATTGGGAATTGTGCCTAGCGGTGTTTATTCTGATGTTAGAGCTAGATTTGATATTCTAGAAGCTAGAATCAATAGTCCAGCATCTGGTATTATCTTAAGCGATGGCTACACTAATAGCCCATTTTTTATTGTAAATACTCCATCAGCCGTAACGCTAAGTATCAGTGACGGATACGGAGTTCCTACTGAAAATAGAATCGATGGTTCTCTTTTCATGCGAGCAGACGGCTACGCTAATCATGAACTTTACATTCGTAGAAGCGGAGCTTGGTATCCAATGCAATCTGATTTATGGGTTGCTGGCGGAGACCTATCTGGAACTTACACGAATCAAACAGTTATTGGCATTAGGGGAAAATCTCTTAACGTATCTTTAGCTACTACGGGCGCGACCCAAGACGGATATCATCTTACTTGGAACAATGTCATTACTTCTTGGGAAGCACAAACTGGTTTTATTGCTAATGGAGATCTTGCAATTCTTAGCGGTCCATTTGGTAGGACTGGTCAAACAGTTGTAAGACTTCGAGGCAGAACTTTAGCTAGTACAGCTCCTAGCGGAGCTACTTCTTCAGATGGTGACGGACTTGCTTGGGATCCTTCCACTAGCCAGTGGCAACCAAGGCCCCGTGCTATTATCTTTGACGGATATGTTGCTAGAAGCAATATAAGATCAAATAAAATTTTACAATCACCAATTCTAAATACTAAAACTGGTATCGTTAATTTTGGTAGTCGTTCTACTGGTGGCGCAGTGGGAGCCCAAGAAGATTACTCGGCTATTCTTTCTGGTGACAGAGGCGCAGCAACTAATACATTCAGCCTAATAGTTGGTGGTGATAGCCATATCGTTAGCGGCCAATACGGCACTGCAATTAATGGATTAAGTAATATTATTAGCGGTCAATATGGATCTGTAATTAATGGATTAAGTAATACTGCCTCTTCTCAATATTCTTTCGTAGGAAATGGAACGCTTAATACAGCTAGCCAGACTCATGCTTTTGTATTAGATGGCTATTCTAACACTGCATCTGGCGTTAATTCATTTGTCTTGGGCGGGGGCAGCAACGCTCCAGCAGCCTCCTTCTCTGGAGTGCTAAACGGTATCTCCAATACCATTACTTCCACCTCAACTCATGCGGGTATCGGCTTTGGCTCCAACAACGCGATTGCTGGCGCCACGTCAACTTATACGATTATTCTAGGCGGTAGCGGCAACACGGCCAATGGACAGAACATCTTCTTAGGAAATCCAACTGGAGCCAGCGTATCCTCTGCTTATTCAGCAGTTGTCTCCGGTCAAACAAATATAATTAACGCGGCCTCAACTTTCTCATTCGTTGGCGCGGGCGTTAATAATACGCTAACCGGATTGTATGCAACAATCTTAAACGGTACAACTTCAACAGTTAACGGTTTACACGGTCTAATTCTAAATGGTAATACTAATTCTGTAACAGGAAGTTATTCTACCATCGTAAATGGGCTTAACAACATCATTAGCGGTGCAGTATCTCATGCCGGCATCTTTGACGGATATAGCAATACAGTATCTATTTCAGGCGGACTTGTTCTAGGCGGATTTAGTAATACAGTTTCTGGATTGTATTCAACTGTTGTAAATGGTAATGGAAATAATTTTGCAGCAAGTAACTCTACAGTTCTAAATGGAAGCACTAATACGGCTGATGCTGCCAGCATGCAATGCACAGTTCTTAATGGAACTGGTAATGCTATTATTGGTACAATTAACGGATTGATTTCAGGCAACACAAACACAGTAACTAATGCAAGTAATTCTTATGTCTTTGGTGGTTCTAACATTGTTCTAGCTGCATCTTCCAAAATTATTGGAAACAGTAATACTGTTGCGCCGGGTGGCACTTTCAATAGAATTTTTGGTAGCACAAATGCACTTAGCGCAGGGGCCACCACGAATACTATATTTGGTAATTCTAATCAATTAATAAATACGGCTAATAACTCTGTTGTGGCTGGGCATTCTAACATTGTTGATGCTGGCGGAAATAACGTTGTCTTAGGCTCAACAAATATTACAAATGGTAATTTCTCTACTGTCATGGGACAATATGGTAAGTCCAGAATGTTTGGACAATATGTTCATGCCAACTCTAGATTCACTGGTGGAACCATTGGTCAAGCTCAGTTCTCTAGATTAATTCTAACTGGAACGGCAAACTCAGGCGCCGCTATCCAATGTTTATTGCAGGACGCTGCACCAACGCCCCCAACGTTCGTAGATGGCTATTCTTATGATATGCAGATTAGAGTACTAGTAGTTAATACTTCTCCAATCTCACCTAACCCTGTTGTTCCTGCTCGTTTTGTTTTTGATGTATTAGCTCATCAAGAAGGTGGCGTTCTAATCTTAGATAATATTAATCAAAGTGTAATTACTCTAAATACATCTGATGATCCTACGGGCGTTACCCGTACAGTAGGTTGGTCTGTCAGCGTAACAGCGTCTACTAATCAATTATTAGTTACCGTTGATCCTGAGATATCATCCGCTAATTATGTTCAACCAACAAATACCGCATCAAATAGAAGAGCTATTGCAACTATCGATATGCGCGAGGTAACGAGACTATAATGCCAAGACATACTCCTAGAACTAAAACATTTGTTATGCCAGAGATAACTGACAGGTTTCCTGCTGGAAATCCTCCTGACGGCTATGTAGTAACTTTCAGTGGGACTGATGGTTATTATTATCCTAGACCTACTTCTAAACTTTTACTTTTAGGAGTTCCATCTGCGGGCGGGCCCCATACGATTACGACAGAAGATCTTGTTTTAGTTCCAAGTCATAGCGGAACTTACATTGTTAACTTGCCAGTAGCCCCTCCAATTGGATTTCATGTATTTGTTAAAGATTTCGCAGGTGTAGCTCTTGCTAACCCAATCAATGTTGTGGCCGCCGCCAATATAGATGGCACTTCGCCTTACATAATAAATGTAAATTATGGTGGTGCCCATTTTGTTTTCAATGGTGCGACCTGGTCAATTATCAGTAAATTCTAAGAAGTTACAGAATTCTACGTATTTAGAATGGTCATAATCTAATAAAGAGACATCTCTCTAGGAGAATCTATGGCAATTCAGTACTACATGCGAGCATACAATACAAGCCTTTCCAATTATGTGGAGTGGATTGTAAATGACACGCCCGACACAGTCGGTACCTTTTCTGGTTATCCAACTAACCAGTTAACTAATATTATTGTCAATAGAATAGTTAGTTCAAAGGTTGATAATTTTCTAAAACCCAATCAATCTCTTGGTGGAAATGATGGTTATTATTTCCATATTAATAGTTATGATTGGTTAAAGGCTACAGCCCCAATTGGCGTTCCTACTACCTTAGCTGGTGTCGCCATTGAAAGAGGAATTACCTCTATAGCTACTGTTTCAGCAGCCACTAATGCAACGCCTATCGTATTAACTACGTCTGCCCATGGTATTACTGTAGGTGCTCAGGTTATGATTACGGTGATAGGCGTTTTAGGTAACGTCGCTGCCAATGGCACTTTTCCGGCCGTAGCTACTACGGGAACTAGTTTTTCATTAATTGGTTCTGAAGGTAGTGGAGCTTATACTTCCGGTGGTACTATTTATACGCCAACCGATTTCTCAACTCTTACTTGGGATGAAACTAATAACAGTTGGAGAATGGCACTTAATACAAGTGGCAATGGACTTACCTTGGGCGCAAGTCAAAATCTTAGAGTATTAAATTCCTTCGTTGATGGCTATGCCTCCTTAGGAACTACCGCTCATGGAACGACCACCGTAGCGGCAACGGGCACAATAAGATTTCCAAACAATCAATTTATGATTGGTAGAAATGTTGGTTTAACTGCCGATATTTCTATGATTGGTATTGATACTTTGAATAGAATTAAAATCGGAGCTGGTGTTTCTGATTTAGTTTATTTACCAGGTAATCTTGATGTTGATGGATACATTGTTCATGACGGAACGGGAACTAACGTTCCGCTTACCGGATTTATCCGTGAGCAAAATGGTACTAACATCATTGCTGTTAGAAATCAAGCAGGCACTCTTGATATCGTAGTTCTATCTACTACCGCAGCTAATCGTATCGTCCTTGGAGACGCTGTTAATGCTGGAACAGTTTATAATACTGCTACTGGCGGACTTCATGCTTTCCAGATTAACTCAGTTTCAACAATTGAGTTAGGAGACGTATATGCAAGATTTACTGCCGGCGTAGTTGCTCCAACCATTATGCAAGTAACTGCTGGTGCTGGTCAAACTGGTCAGACACTAACGCTACAAGCTCAGAACGGTGGAACAGGCAGCACCACAGGCGGTATCGCCCAAGTAATGTCAGGTACTGGTAGCTCATTTTCAGGAACTGTTGACCTAAGTACTGGGGGTGTTGTTAAAGTAAGAGTACACCCAACAACTGCTCCGGCAGCCGCCAACAACAGTACTATCGAATTGTTTAATAACAATTTAAGGTTTGATGATCTTCAGACTTTACCATTTATTTTTCAAGAAACTACGGCTGGAGCTACTGCAACTCACTTAACAGTTCAGGCACAAAACGCAGCAACTACTGGCGGTAATTTACTACTATCTTCTGGAACTGGCGCAGGTACTGCTGGTAACGTTATTATTAAAACTGGTAATACCAATCAGATTATCGTCACACCAACATTAACTACCATTTTAGGTAATTTATTAGTTAACGGAACTACAACCAGCGTAGCTAGCACTGTAGTTGAAATTGCAGATAGAGTTATTAACCTAAACAGCTCTGCTAACCAATTTCCTGGAACAACTGTTCCTCTACCAACTCAACTTACTGGTTTTGCAGTTGACAGAGGCTCTACAGATAATACTACTAAAAGAGCGTATCACGGTCTATTCTGGTCTGAAACTGATAGCTATTGGAGATTCGCTGTTAACACTGACGGTTATACTGCTCAGAACGTATTAACAACTACTCTTCCAGTTATTGGCTCTCATTTCTTAGTTCAACCAAGTGCTTCCGTTCCAGTAACTGCCGCCTTAATCCCAACTGTTGGCGGATTTAGAACTCTAAATAACACGGTATCATTAGCCTCACGTAATGCGGCCGGTACACAAGATTTAATTCAAGCAAGTACAGACTCAACCAATCATTTGATATGGGGATCCCCAACTCAAAATGCTGGTCATATCTTTAATACGACCACGTCTACAATATATGATTTCCAGGTTAACTCTGTTTCAACTTATCAGATCCAACCAATATCAAACGGAACTACTACACTTCAAGCAACTTCAGGTGTAACAGCGCTAGTTTATAATCAAGCAACTACTGGCTCCGCAACCGGCGCCCCAACTACCTTGCAAGCTCAAAATGCTGCAACTACAGGTGGCGCTCTAATCCTTACCTCAGGTACGGGAGCAACAACTGCCGGTAATCTTCAACTTCAAACTGGTGCAGTAGACCGCGTTGTTGTTCATCCGGACTTTACTGAATTTAGAGATACTGCTGAGGCTCTAAGAATTACTCCAGTATCTGCTGGTACTACTTTAATCACTTACGCTTCTACGGTAACCACTGCTCAAATTGATCAGACGGCTACTGGTAGCGCAACTGGCGCATTGATGTTTATCAAGGCACAGAACGCAGCCACTACGGGTGGCGAACTAAGATTAAGTTCTGGTACAGGCGGTACTACAGCAGGAAACGCTAACATCCAAACGGGTGGCGTCACTAAAGTTTCTGTCAATCCAACTTTTACGACCTTTAATGATACTGCCGAAGCAGTACGCATCACCCCAGTCTCTGCTGGCACTACTCAAGTTACATTCGCAACAGGCATCACGTCAGTTTCCTTTAATCAAACGGCAACTGGTGGAGCAACCGGAGCACCTTGGACTATTCAGGCTCAAACAGGTGCATCAGGTACTGGTGGAGCTATCAGCTTAATTGCAGGCAATGCCACTACTACAGGTGGAAATGCAATAGTTAGTTCAGGTACAGGCGCTACCGCAGGTAACGTTAACCTACAGACTGGGGCAGTTACCAGAGTATCTATCAACCCCACCTTTACTACCTTTAATGATACTGTAGAAGCATTAAGAGTTACCCCAGTATCTTCTGGTACAACTCAGATTACTTATGCTTCTACAGTAACGGCCGCTCAGATTAACCAAACGGCAACCGCTGGTGCAACTGGCGCCCCGATGACTCATCAGGCTCAGAACGCAGTCACCACAGGTGGTGCGTTGAACCTTAGCTCAGGTACGGGAGTTACAGCCGGCAATACCAACCTTCAAACTGGAGCTGTTACTAGGGTATCTGTTAATCCGACCTTCACAACCTTTAATGATACAATAGAGGCTTTGAGAGTTACTCCAGTGTCTTCTGGTAGTACGCTTATTACATTTGCTTCTACGGTTACCGCCGCCACAGTTAACCAAACTACTACTGGTGGGGCAACTGGAGCTAACCTTACGATTCAGGCACAGAATGCTGTAACCACTGGTGGAAATGCAGTCATTACTTCAGGTACTGGCGCAACGGCTGGTAATGTTCAATTGCAGACCGGAGCTGTAGATAGAATAATTGTCCATCCAACCTACACTGAGTTCAGAGATATGGCTGAAGCCGTACGTATTGTACCAGTCTCTTCCGGTATAAGCTATATACAATTCGCTAGCACAGTAACTACATCTGGTATCGCTCAAGCAGATACAGTAGTAAATGCAGCAACCGGCGCTCCGTTAGCCGTTATAGCGCAACATGCAACTGGAACTACTACTGTTGGCGGTGCCTTACTTCTAAGTTCTGGAACTGGTACAACTACTAACGGTGCAGTTAACTTACAAGTTGGTACAGTTACTACTGCCTCTCTAGTAACTAACAAGTTTGTCTTTAATAAGGGTCGTCGTAGAAACGTTACCCAAATCAGCAGCGCAGGTGGCACATACGCTGTTCTTGCTACGAATGATTACATCGCCATTACAACGGTAGCAGCTTCGTTTACCATTAATCTTCCAACAACGCCAACTCTTGGTGATACTTATGAGATCAAAGATACTACTGGAAATGCCTCTCCAACCTTTGTTGTTACTATAGGTGGAAATGGTACCAATATCGATGGTGCAGCTTCAATCCCAATTACCACTGGTTATGCCGCAGTAACTGTAACGTACACTGGTACTCAATGGAGTCTAAGCTAATGAGCTATAAATATCTAGACGGATACGCTAATCCCGGAGTCAGAATTGTTAGGGATTTTCCTAGCAACGCAAACTACACTGCTGTAGTAAATGATTACCGCGCAGCAATCATGGAATTTACCGCTACCGGAACTCCAATTACTGCTGACAGAGATGTAATCTTACCAAACATTGCAGGTCTTCAATGGATTGTATATAATAATACAACCGCTTCTTTTAACTTGGTATTCAAAGTTTCTGGACAAACGGGGGTTACAGTCGCGTACAATAAACGTTGTATAGTCTACTGTGATGGTACTGATATAGTACGAGCTACTCCAGACAATCCATAATTACCAAAACACTCTCATCTTATTCATTCGATTACTAATCGATTCAAACTCCTGAGTAAACTCTTTCCAATATGTGGGTGGTTCGACTCCGAGATATTTGATCTTGATTCCGCCTTCGAAATTAATAGAGATAATTTTATTGATTTGAAGTTCATGTAATCCTGTAATGTATTCTTTTTCAAAGACATACTTGGCTAGACCATGAGCTACTTTTTTAACTTCCCCTTGTATAACAATCTCTCCATTAGCATGAATGGCCAGATAATTATCCTCATGTTTAATGAAGGTTGTGTTATCAAGATCCCAAGTAATAGGAAATGACATAGGAAAATTAGCCATATATTTTCTCTTTAGTCCAACCAAAAGCATCTAATGATAAATCAAATTGGCCCGTCTGAGAAACTAGATTAAGCTTATTGTAAGCTACCTGTTTAACTTCTAGTTGAGCATGATCGCTATAGCGAAGTCCAATGAAGTGCATGAAAGAGCGGAAGTTAAACATAACATCGGCCGTTAGCTGGTTAGCATATGGTAGATAGAATCTGGCAGATTCCTTAGCACGTGTACGTGACATACCCTTAGCAATCATTCGGTCCATACAGTCATGATACTTCTTGAAAGATTCTTCACAATGTTGAACTAGTTGAGCTTGTTCATCTTCTGCCCAATCTTGGGGAATGTAAAATTTATCATCATACACAACCTTGTCGCCTTCCTTCTTTTTGCCAAGCTCTTTGTATCGGGCTGACTCACCATTGAAGGAGACTCCAATACGATGTTTCAGGATATGAATGTGAGTAGCAATGTCGGTAGTTACCAAGAAATGTATAGAAGACTTCTCAAATGGTGTGTGATGTCCTTCGCGGCCCAACATACCAAGAAGCTTGCCCATACGCCCACGCTTCTCATCATTCAAATCTCTGGACGTTGAAGTCCAGGCTGATAATGCATGGGATTCATCAGAACCATATACTCCAACCAATTCAACTTTGTTCGTATAATCATTCATATATCTAATATCCTTATACTATCAGGCAAGAACCGATAAGTTCCTGGGTGAAACGGAAGATCCTTCCAACCTTGTTTGTTGTTAATAATTAATCTTTCCCAATCCATATGATGGTGATGAATAATATCATAGCGACCATCTTTATGCAAGAGGCCATCGCCTTCATTATCGGTAAAAAAGATAATGCCGTAATACCATTTGTTTTGGTATGTTTCATACCTAACATGGCTCTCGAACATGATTAGCTTTTTACCGAGAGCGTAGATCTGATATTCCACACTTAGACTTTCTAAATTTTGCATAAATGAATCCACTAATAAATCCTAAAACTAGTGTTCCGAAACCCATCCAATAGCCTAACTTCAGACCACAATATAACGTAGAGGCCAGGACTAAAATAAAGAAAATCCCAGAAAGAATTTTCCAAAAAGTGCAGTTACTTAGTTGGTTCATCTTTCTTCTTTTGGAAAAAGTAATAATAATCATTACGCACGAAGAAACCCATACCAACTGTCAATAGAAGACAAGTAGCGAATAGACCCCAATGTGGAATGGTTAAAGCAAATACTGTAAACCCTAACATAGCTAGTGCTGTAGCAAGGGTAGCGCAGGCGATTACTGTTTTGATAATTTTTGCTGTGTCGGTCATAATATCCTCATTTTAGGATAACATCATGCGGATGGGACTCTTTCAAACCCGCATTGGTTATCCTAATAAATTCCGGATTATCCCTAAGGTCCACTAGATTATGGGCGCCTTGATAAGAGCATCCAGAACGTAGGCCTTCTAGTAATTTCGCTAGAATATCTCCGAACTTGCCTTTCGCCGGAACGATGGCAGCCACGCCTTCAACATGATTTGTCTTATGGGTAGAGCTACCTACATAGTGCTTAAATGATCTCCCATCAATATTCATAATCTCGCCAGGAGTCTCTACACAGCCCGCGAACAAATTACCGACCATAACCATGTCAGCAAAGCAAAGGGCCTTCACAAGGTCACCTGCGCTCTTGATACCGCCATCTGCAATGATAGGGAACTGACGTTTATAAGTAGTGGCTTTGGTTCTCTCCAATTCCATTAATTGTTTTTGAACCTGAGCAACGTCCATCAAAGCTGTAAGCTGAGGAACTCCGTTACCAGTTTCAATTCTAGTAGTACATAAGCTACCCGGCCCAACGCCAACCTTGACGGCGCTAGCTCCAGCTTCCCATAATCTGCGCGCCCCTTCTCCTGTAGCCACATTGCCAGCAATAATAAAGACTTGCTCGTTCAAAGCTCTCATGTTTTTAAGTGTTTGGATACATTGGGCGGAGTCGCCATGAGCCACATCGATACAGAAGTTTCTAACGCCAGCCTCTAGGAACTTATGAAAGGCCGGCAAGTCTTCATTCTTTACTCCAAGTGAGATGCACACCCCTCTATCTCCAAAAGTATCAATCAAATGATTCGCAATAAATAATTGCTCTTCAATTGGCATGAAGCGATGAATGATAGCTAAACCACCACTTTTACATATTTCAAAGCCCATTTCTAATCCAGTAATAGTTTTCATATTAGCTGGAATTACGGGATGCTTGAATTTAAGTCCACATAATGTAGCTGAGATGTCTACTTCAGAGCGACTCTTTATGGTTGAATGTTGCGGAACAAGTAACACGTCATCAAAAGTTAATCCTTCACGAATCATTGTACAGTCTCCTATGTCCAGAGCTGATATAACGCTCTCCATATTTCAGTATATTATGTAGAAGAGAATTCGACTGCCTTGCTTATTTCCACTAATATCATGTATATGATAATGATTTTCATTGAGTTTGTCAAGGTGCCGGATTTGAAAACAATAGGAATTATATGAGTATCAATATCTTTAATATATTTGACGGTGAACCAGAGGGCAACTATCTATTCCCTACTAGAGATCCGGGCGCAGTTACAGGATCTGCTTTCGTTCAGAGTAATTTAAACACAAGCGGAGCTGGTCGTGAATCCAACATTCTTGATGAATTAATTCACGGCAACCTGCCAAATTTCCTAAGAGATTTGACTCCAGTTGTTGTTACTGACGGTGTAAATACTATTACCTATTTAGTAACTTTGGATTATTTGTCTATTGGCAATGACGATAATTTCGTTAGAATGCCAATGAGCCCACTTACGGCGCAAAAGATTGCGGATAAGTTTGATTGCTCACTTCCAACTAGGAAGATGGTTAAAGATATTTGGAAGAATGCCGTCAATAAACTTCCCCCCAAGACTACTCCACCCGACGCTCAAATGACTAGCACCAAACGTTTCGGTGAACATAATGCACTTGTCAACAATCAAATGGCTTCATTGAGCGTAAATGATTTAACAGCAGGGCACAAAAAGGATATCGTCCTAACGAACAAGCTTGCTCCTAAAAATCCAAATCATAGAGTTGCTATCTATGGATGGTTCTATTCTAATGGAACGGTGATTCAAGATTTGAATCCATCAGACCATAACGATATGTATGCTGATTACAGCCATGGAGTTAGACTCATTGCCAATGACGTTGTCGTCAATGGTAACCCAATGAGAATACAAGACGTTTGGAAGAATCCTAAGTTCTCCGCCCTCATCAGTGATGAAGGCGTCCTTACCTTCCAAAGATATTAAGACTTGTTTCGATAAGTGATTCGACCTTGAGTGGTGTCATATTCTGATACTTCAATTCGAACCTTATCTCCAATCAAAATCTTGACGGAGTTCATTCGAATCTTGCCGCTCAATGTACAAAGCACGGTCAGGTTATCATTAACCTTGACTGTGAACTTGCCTTTGTTTGCGTCAATTACTTCACCTTCAAACTCTAATCTATCTCTGTTGTTAGCCATAATACCTTAATGTTCCTTTGTGTTTTCAAATAATGCGTGAGCCGGACGGCAATGCACGCTTAGTAAGCTCATAAACTCTTTACGAGGTGGCATGAAAGTTAGCCACTGTTCCGCTAAAGCGCAAGGAATTGGGGAATTTTCTTTACTCTCTATTTTTTTATAATACTTTATGTCTCTGTTTTCACTCATCTTTTTGAGATGAGATAGCCCTAAAAGAAGCGGCGACACCTGTTGCCACTCGCCATATAGATACATAAAGCTTCGTAGATAATTATCAATCCCTAAAAGAGTAATCATCAAACAATCTTGATTCAAGTCATCGTCTTTTCCGAAACAGATGAAAGCTAGTTTACTAATCTTTACTACTTTGTCAATAGATAAACCATAATATAAATCAGTTGACGTTATACTTTTTCGAGGTAGTGATAGGTCATTGTAAATAATCTGAATGTTCTTAGAACCTTGCACTTTGAAAGAGTTTCCAAATTCATCAAACCACCATTTGTAAAGAATAAGCTTTTCGCTTTTTCCCTGAAAAATGTATTGGTGGGGCTTTAGGCGACAACTCTTGATAAGAAAAAAGAGATCACTGATCTCGGTGTATGATTGCACCAACAAGATATGTTTATCTAATTGCGTATAAAAAACATCGAGACTTGGGCTCTTCATATATCTAGCAATGATGGATCTAGTCCACCCTCTTCATCTCCGGCTGGAGGGGCAAGATTAGGATAATGTACTTCTGTCTTGATGTACGGAAGATGATCTACTTGTTTTTCTTCAAGCAAATTACGATAAAGAAGATAAGTATTTCTGCTATCAACCTTAGCATTGTGTGCTTCGCTAATCTTTTTGATACCAACAATGTCGCAAGCCGCATGCAACGCAAAACTTTGTCGTTTTTCACCCTTGGCAGCCTTGACAAGTAGCCCGGCCTTCTTAGCATATTCCTTAGTTAGACCAATAGAATCTAGCCAAAGATTGGCTGGAAATGCTTTACCATTCTGAGCCCAAAGAGCATGCAGGAATCTTCTATCAAATGGCGCGTTATGAGCAACGATGCAACGATGAGCTGGAGTGGCCCCGTCTTCGGCAAAAAACTTCTCACACTCTTCTACAACTTGTTGATTAGAATAACCCTTTTCTAGGTCTGCCATTGTCTTCTTAGTAATAGCAAGGGCATCAAAGTTGGCGCGTTCAGGATATTCGCATTTAATCTGGCGCCATAGTTGAACACGATCTGTGTAGCGAATGATGCCAATTTCGGTCATCTCATTGTAACCGGCTTTTAATCCAGTGGTCTCAGTATCAATTACATAATATAGTAGGCTCATCTTAATCCCTTTGAATCAAATTGGGCATAGTAATAAACATTGGAATCATTCCCTTTGCCCGGTAGTCTTTCTTAATCTGATCGCTTAGGTACTGGTATCCGCTGATAGTACCCCTGCATTTATAACTGCTACATCCACAGCTCATCTTCCATTCTTCCAATGTATCGGTAGATGAGGTGGAATAATCGAAAAATAATTCCGTTCCCTCCGTAATCAAATACAAAGAATATAAGATGGCCCTGTTACCCACAATGTGGACAAAACAGTTTGGATCACAACTATGATTGATGTAGTCGTCAACGGCTCCAGATGGCCCCATAATCCTATTGGCCCCCACTTGTAAGAACAAAGCTGGATCAATAGCTGATTTATTTTTAGGGACGATTGTACCAGTAAACTCAATGATGGGAGAGTTTGCAGGTATTTTTACCTTAGTAAAAACTCCTAATCCAGTTTTGGATTTCTTAATCTCTAAGTACTCGTTATACATTAGTTACCCATTAATTTCTTCATAAATCGCATCATAGAACTACTTGCATCATAGACACGAAGAACTAACTCTTTCCTACCAACAAGTTTATGTTGAACTTGATTGGGCTGCTTGCCTCTAATCAATTCAGCAGCCTGCTGTGGGTCCTCAGCTAAAACCTTGTAAGTAATAGTGGCGGGAAGCATACACTCTACCTTAACGTCGTAATAATACTTAGGTTTTGGTGGAGGTATCTTCTGAGCTTCTTTCTTGATTGGCTCAGGCTTTGGAGCTGGCTTATCTTCTAATTCTGGAAAATCATTATCTTTAGTCATAATATGATTATATCAAGGTTAACCTTGGGTAGAAAGATAATGTGCATATACTTCAGGGCGACCAGTTAGTTCATAGAACCTCTTCATAAAGAGATTTTTGGCCACTTGCTGGGGCAAAGGATCTACAATGAAAGGAGCAGCTTCAACTGGGTTTCTCCAGTCAACATGAAGTGGACCCATAAGATCTCTAGCTTCAGTAGAGAGCATAATCTTATCAGCGGTCTTAACCGAGGATGGTTCTTTTTCAGGTAACCCGAAGCGCTTGCAGATAGCCGCCTGCATAACTGTTTCAAATTCAATGTAAGCATCAAATTTACCAGAGTGCTTTAGTGGTCTTGGAACATCCACTAAATAAGCCTCAGAAGCATCATGAAGTAATCCCCACAGCCTGTCCTTCTCATCGCATAGGTAGCTTACTAGAACTGAGTGCTGGGCGACTGAATAGAACTTTTTAACATGACCACTGAATCGACATTGCATGGATAGTGAGTGAGCTATGTCCTGAATGATAATTGAACCTACAACAGGATTGGTTGGGTTGAATCTAATTCCAGAATAGGTTTGAATCCAAGGCTCATTTTCATGGAAAAGTCTCTCACTATTCTCAAATACCATAGAGTTTAATGGGCTTTGTTGGAGAGCAGGGTTGTTCTCAAAGAACTTTTTAATGGTAGCCTCCTCTTCTAAAGTAATGAAGGGTGCTGCAATATCACGCGGACCAGTCTTGATAACTGACTCACTTCTCTGCTCTGGAAAATAAGAGGGGAAATCTTCCCCACCAAAACTCTCAGGATCTAGATCAAATGTTTGCGTTGACTTCTCAATATGTTCTTTTGTTTTAGACATTTTTACTTTCCGGTAGAACCAAATCCACCTGCTCCTCTTATAGAGGCTCGTGCTTTGCACAGCTTATTATATTCTTCATTGGTAATTCCTTCGACTACCATTTCATCACGGCGTCTTGGAATAATCTGTGCAACGGCATCACCGAACTCAATTTTCAATTCAGTGCATCCGCAGTAATCTCCCCACTTTTCTGGCTCATACCATGAACTATTATCATCCCATTCTTCTCTGTAGGAGACAGGTGGTAGATATTGGCAAGCAAATACTAATTCACCTTCATATGTTTCATCTACAGTTCCATAGAGAGCATGAAGGTTTTTCTTAGCGAAAGTACTAGAGCGTGGTTTAATATCATACCACCATCCATCTGGACAATAACCTCGAATGCCTAATGGCATCTTGATAAGATCAAAAGGTTTAACTATTAGCGTTTTTCGATCTGACATAGCTGCTCGCACGTCCCAGCCAGAAGCCTTGGGCTCTCCACGAGTTGGGAGGAATCTTTTATCATCCTGAAGGTCATCACGAAGGGCAAATTTGAAATTGGGGGTATTATATCCGTCCATTATGCACTCACTTTAATTATGCTCTTTAAGCAGTCAAGGGTATAAAATATCATATATTTATGCCGTCATTTCCGCCAGCTATTATTTTCATCAATTCCGATCCAATCACTCATTATCCAGATGGATACATCTATACTGATGGTTATTATGTGGATGGGTATCAAGTTAATCCTGATGGCTATATTAACGACCTTACTAGGAATCTATTGGAGCAACAGCTCTGGATAGATGAAACGATGACTTTTAGAGAGTTTTCTCTTAGAGTTTCTGTTGATCCTAATTATCAAGCCGTAGTTCATTTACAAGGTAAGAGAATTTTAGTTATTTTGACAGATTTTTATGACGTGACCCATCGAAACTTAGCGGACTTAGTGCTCTTCTATACCCATGGTCTGGTGTACGTAGAAAAAAATAATTATGGCCCGCCCGGATTATCCCTTCCTCTAGAAAGATTAAATATCTATGTACTATTACGAGACGTTGGTTCAAGATATGTAACGATTCTCCCTCCCACATCGACCAGACCTCCTCGTTCATTGGGTGGAATTGTAGTGATTCAAGGCGCGGATTCTAGTGGTGTTCATGACCCTAATCCAGATAATATTTATAATAATCCAGATTTTATAAATAGGAAGTAATTTACATGGCATAATCATGTATAGTTTGTAGTCTTTTCCATAAGGTACCTAATATGAAGAAAATTGATGAACTAGTAAAAAGAGTAGAATATTTTGAAAGACTTGCCGTTTATGGCGATCGATCAACCTTTCTAAAGAGATTAGCTCAAGAATTCACTCCACCACGTGCGGACTCTAATGTTCCATGGGAAGGTGGAAGCAGTCAAGGACCAGCCGCGAATCCAGTTCAAACAGTTAAAGAAACTGTAATTTCAGTTCCAAAACAAATAAGTCCAAGTGTTCAAAGAGCATTAAATGATTTGTTAGTTCCAACTGGAGATATTTTTGTTCTTAAAGAAGACGGCGAATTAGGTAAAAATACCCAAGATGCTATTAACAAATTCAAGACCAAATTCTCTAGAGAATTAGCTGGTCAACCTGCAAGTGCTAGAAACATACTAGCAGTTAGAGATAAACTTAAAAACCAAAATAGTGCTGTTGCTAAGCAACCATCTTTCAATGCGCCAATAGGCGATACTAAGTCATCTGGAATCGGTGAGCATGCCGGCCAAGAAACCTTTGTTCCAGGACCAAAAGTCTAATACATTATACCAATTCTAATTAGCGTGTTGAGTAGTTATGTAAGGACTCCTACCTATGCGATTAAGTCTGGTAGAATACACAAAACAATAACTTATCTTTTTAAGGCGATGAACTAAAATTCATCGCCTTATATTTTTGCTTTTTACTCAACTTAATCTCGACAAACCAATGGGGGATCTAGTAGGGGGTAATAGTATTATGATCTGGGTTAGGACGTTAGGTCACCCTGTAATTTTTATTTAATAAGCCTAAGGGACTGCTACTGTTTTCCCGTTTACCTGTGGTTATACTTAGTTTTGAGGAAAACATGAAACACATAGGGCCTATCCTACTATTGTCTACCATTGTACTTGGGGCTTGCGTTCAGAAGGAAAATAAAAACATTGTCACTGGAGTCGACGCTTCCGCCCGGCCTGTAGCTCCTTCTAGTGTGCCCATTAGCACAACACCTACATCATCTCCACATCGTAATTGTCCACCAGATATGGTGAAAGTCGAAGGTGATTATTGTCCTAATGAAGAACAAGTTTGTTTGTACAATACAGATAATGATGGCAATCGATTGGAAGGTCCCGGTGACTTATCCAAAGCTTGTGGTGAATACAAACAGCCAAGCAAGTGTTTGGTTGAAAAAGTACATATGAATTTCTGCATTGATAAATATGAATGGCCCAATAAAGAAGGTCAACTCCCTCAAGATTGGATGACTTTTTTCGATGCGCAAAAAGCGGTAGCATCTGTAGGTAAGCGACTCTGTACTCATAAAGAATGGAGTCTAGCGGCCGAAGGGCCGAACATGCACCCACTGCCATATGGCGATGGATTTCATCGTAAAAGACTTTGCAATTTTGATAATCACAATCCTGGTATAGATGTTTTTCAGTCTAAGAGTCCGAACGATGAAGCTTCTCAGAAGCTTCGTGCACTATTAGTTCCTTCTGGTTCTATGGAAGAATGTGTCTCTGATTTTGGAGTACATGATATGTCAGGCAATATTGATGAATGGGTTATCAATGAAAGTAGTAATGATTACTGCATCAATAAAACCAGTGGTAATTGTAGAACTGGTTTAATGGGAGGGCACATCTGGCATGTGCGCAACGCTAGCCGTCCCATGACTACGGCTCATGGTGCAGGATTTGGGTGGTATGAGACTGGAGCTAGGGCCTGTAAGGATGCCGAATGAATCTTAAAGAGTTTTTGGAGTATAGGAAGATCTGCCCAATCTGTAGTGATGTGTTGGTTACTTCTTTCCACTCTCAAAAGAAACAAATCATCAGATATGAAGATGATAGGTTTGTTGTTATTTTTCGACTTGATGCGCTTAAAAAGAAGCAAATCAATTATAAGGTAGGATACTCATTTGGATTCGAAAATAACTCTTGGCATGTAGAATTCTATTCTCAAGATGATAAGAGGTTTGAAAATGATTCGCCAAACTTTTTGAGGGATCGCTTCAAAGAACTTGATAAGAATCTAGGACAGTATAAGTTTTATCGTCATTGTACAGGGTGTTGCTGTTACAATTATTCATCTCAAGATTTTTATCTTGATTATGATTTGGGTCTTATTGAAGAGTTAATAGTTAACGTAGAGTACATAGGAATGCTTCAGCCAGTTGAATCTGGATTCAAGGTGTATAAACTTCTGAATGATTATGGTGGTGGTAAAAGTACCATCGTATTCGGGCGTCATCACTCGGAACTGATTGCTCGCTCAGATGCCGGAGTAGTTAATAAGGGGCCATTTATTACTACTAGTTATGGTAGTAATCTGGATATGATTCAGACGCCCATCATTAAATTTACTTCTAATGAAGAAACAATGGAGCGCATTAATAAACTCCTTATTTTCTCTTAAAGGAACGCGCTCAGCTTCTTGACAGCTTGCATCCACCTAATAATATCTACAATGGTATCTATAGGAACGTCATAAGCTCCGGACCCTTTGAAATAACTTAACCATGGACGGTCAGTAAATCTGTTATCTTTGGATAAGTCAGCACGAACATCCATGTTGCACGGATGACCATTAGGAGTTGTAGTTTTTTTTTCATAAACTGAAAAGGATAGGACGCCCTTTTCTAAAGGAGTTGTTCCATAATAACCGTTAATTTTGATAGAAAAAGAACCGACCTGAATGTTTTGAGTTTTACAGATAGCAGTTTTAATTTGATCTTTACGTAAATTAGTGGCGTCCGTTATTCCATTGAAGATAATATTCTTCATCTTCTCTTTGGCCGGAGGCTCGGCCCAAATCCAAGAATCATCTGGAGTTTTTTCTTCTGGTTCCTCAGAATAATCGTATTGATGGTCAGTTAGATATTGTAGATATTTAAGGTGTTCTTTGCGTGGCGTTGACATAGTAGGTCTAAATATAGCTATTTATTACTAATTTGTCATTATTATATGGATTCTAATAAACTACTTAAGATGGCAGAATATTTTTATGCCTTAGCTGTCGGAGAGAAACTTCCGGCTGACGCTAAAGATCTGAAGACTATTTTAAAGAATCTAGAGACGCTTGAGAACTATAACTCTCGCAAGAAGTATGCCGAGAAGAACTTAAAGCATTTATCATCTGGTTCATCTAGAATTGTTTATTCTAGCCCAGATGACACTATCATTAAGCTGGCCAAGAATGATAAGGGAATTGCTCAGAACAAAGCCGAATGTAACCCAAAGATGAAGTCCAAATACCTTAATAAAATTATTAGTCATGCCAAGAACTATTCTTGGATGGAGACTCACTTTTTAGACAAGATTACTGTCAAAGAATTTGAAGAAATGACTGGTCTTAATTTTGATGATTTTGGGAGCGCCATTAGATACGGGTTAAAAAATGTTTCGGGAAATACGGACAAAGAAAAACCAGAGAACTTCGACAAAGTTGAGAAGTCCGGAATATATAAGGAGATGAAAAAAATCGGCAATCAGTTCAAACTGATGCCCGGCGACCTAGCCAGAATCTCCTCATGGGGTACCAAAGATGGTAAACCAGTTTTGATTGATGCGGGTCTTACGAAAGACGTCTTCGCAGAATTCTATGAATCTTCCTCCTCTTAAATTCCATTCTTTCAAAGAAGCTATTAGCTATAAAACTGTTTGCCCTCTGTGTACTAATGCATTACACATCAACGATAGGGATTTAGCAACCGACTATCGCCGCTCAGATTGTGGATTGAAGGAAAGACTTTCTTTTCATGTTAATCAAAGAGAGCAGGACACGATCACTATAGATCCAGAGACAGATGAGGTAGAGCTAGTTCTATCTGATAGAATATCTGATGAAGTACTTCAGTCATTACCTCCTGCGACTCAAAAAATAATGAACCCGCCCATTTACAATGGGATGTTTTTACATGGGCTAACTATTGATTGTAAGAGTTGTTGTCAATATAGTTTTACCTTACAAATTCATTTCGATTTATCTAAACAAAAATTATTTGGAATCTTCTTAAACTCTGAGAATGTTAGCATCGAAGAGGGAGAAATGGTTCATGAGATCAAGAACTCTTATGCTACTCAAATAACTTACTATTCGTATTTTGATAAAGAGGGGGACTCGAAGAAGCTGTCTCTACCTTTAATTCCTCTGGATCTTTCGGAACCTAAGGAGACTGTGGCTCGTATTCGTAATTTACTAATTTTCTCTTGA